GCTTGGAATATTTCCATACCCTTATTAGAGTTATTATCTTCATGGACAAACGCAGATAGCTCCATATACGCACCAGACCCAGCGAATCTACTAACTATATATCCAGACGCAGCACTCTCCTTATCCCAATGAACACCTAGATTTCCTGTTTGTAAAGACCCACCGAATACTTTCGCCAATGCCTTACCCTGACTTGAGGCATCAGCATTGGCAGTAAAATTATTTTTAATGTTAAACTTTTTAGGATAGTCGTATTGCTTAACGCCATTATTATTATACACCTGAGCGTAAATAGTCGCGGCTGCTCCCCCAGTGACACCGAGACCGTTGTCATCGGAGTTTGGCCCAGACACCAAAACCGCAGGACAACTACCGAATTGTATACTAGCAGAAGCATCAGCAGCATCAGTACTAGCTGCTCTTACATAGTAAAGGCTATTTGTGGTCTCCAATATCTCCAATGCACCTTCAAGACCCTGCCCTCTTATGGTCTCAGATGGCTCACCAAACGTATCTATTAATCTATTTGGACTAGTAATTAAGGTCGCTTTATTCACAGGACCCTTAGAGGCGAAACCCACCAACCCTACAACAGAAGAGTTAATAGTTGGGGGATATTGTGATATGTCCTTTTCAATAACATATACACCTGGACTTACGTAAGTTGGCATGGGCTATCTCCTAGATATTAAAAACTCGAACTAGTCTCCTCTTTTGCAAAAGATCGATTTGAGACGTTAAACAGGAAGCAGGCAACTTTAAAACCCCTCTCGGCTGTAACCAACAGGTATCATCTTGCCCTTCACTGTTCTTAAAATAAACTTCTAATGATTGAAGGCATTCATTCTTTACTGCTTTCGTAGGAACTACTTGCCTTTTTACTTCTTTAGGAGCTTCAATCACCTTGCGAGGCTTAAGAGACTTTGGGGTACTAAACGCAGGCTTACCCTTCTTTATTATCCTATCCTCATTAACCATTATAAACTCCTCTATATTATTTACTGACACTACCCGAAAGTGATGCGAAAATTTTTAATTTTTATTCTCTCTTATCTATGTGATGAAGTACAGCCTCTGCTTTTAGCTTCTCTATCTTACCAGTAGAAGAGTACAAGAACTTCGGGCTTGGTATGTAACCCTCAACAGAAATGTTCAAGGTCTTCCTTAGAATCCTCTCAGCAGTATCCCCTGGGGTAAGCTCAGAATTATCTACCTCTTCAGTTATAAAAGCCTTTGTCTTCGTACTGAAGGGCGTATTAATAGCAGCATCAGGGTTGAACTTTAACCTAGATTGTTCTAACATCTGATCCATATCTACCATATACTTAGTCCAAAAATTAATACTGTAGTTAATATTAACAGGCCTGGGAGCAAAACTCACTATCCTATACGCCCTATGCTTATCAGTATCCCAGTAACGTTCATTAACTAGAATAGGCGTAAATTTTCTTCTGTTATCGTCGTTGTCGCTAGTAGACTGGGTAACGGTAATAACAGGAAGTATAATATTACTTTCTTGTTTCAGCTTTGCTATCACCCTCTCTGGGTGACCGTGGGTACAAGAAATTTTTACTAAGTTATCGTCCGAGTCGATAACAAATAGATCACTAAAAAGATGTATGACAGCTCTTAAAGTTTCTTTGTAGACTCTTGAAATATCACTCTCTTTTCGATGTAGCTCAAGCAACTCCTTCTTGATAGCTATCTCCCTATTTGTCTTTCTTCTAGGGTCTAAGCCAAAGTCTGCATCGGACTCCCGCTGAGTCTTAGTGAGTACTGTCTCTGTATCAAATTTAACCTGATAAGTAGTTTTACCATCAACTGAGCTTAGGCTATTGTCAGTAACCATATATCTTGGATCTAATTTTGCCACTATACAGTACCCACTTTCCCTTCATACCCCCCTAAAGGATCAGTTGTATCTAGCAAAGGAGCATCCTGAATCTCCACAGAATCCCTAAGCAATCTAGCATGACAGTTAAGATGATAAACCCCGTAAGCCTCAAAGGCATCTTCCTGAACCTCAAAGATTTCATACTTCTGATTCTGAAAAGCTGGCTTAATCACATCTCCTGGGGTAACAATCCTACCTAACTTCTGCTCTATGTAGCTCTTGTTAAATACAAAAACTTGATCATTGGTAAGCTCAATGCCAAACTCTGATAGATTCTCCTCTAGAATCTTGGGGTCATAGTGACCATGAACTAACATAGGCTCCGATACAATGGCCTTATTCTTGGACTCCATGTAGACATCGTCATAATCATCCTCAGCCAGATAAAACTTATAGAAATATAACTTGGACCCACTTAGTCTAATGATCTCATCGTCAACCAAATTAAATAGATTAATATCTGGATTCGTAGGATCAAATAAACTTAGCTCGCTATCCTCAATATCGATATCAGGGATAAGAGGCATCGGCGTGGTTACTTTATAATTCTTTTTGTATGCCATTTAGAATGCTGTGAAGACTGGTGGCTCCTCGATCTCTGCGAGAAGCTGTTCTTCTAACTCTTTCATTTCTCTTGCACTCTCTTCTTTTAGAGCTTGCCCATTCAACTGAGCCCCTCCACCAGGAGAAGGCAACATAGAATACTTACTCCTTATCTCCCCAAGGATACCCTTAGCACTAGCCAAAGCATATCTTTGAATCCAGTTTCTGTAAGCGGGATGTATAGTGTCTGAGTTTAAAGCCCTATACTCTAAAAGGACATACTCCACAGTCTTAGCAGGCCTAGGATTTATCTGCAAGTATTTACCATTAAGCACGTCCCAGGACCCCTCCTGAGACAGAATCTTTCTCATCTGCTCTAGATGAGACTGAAGTAGGTAAAATTCTCCAACGTTAAAATCTCCAAACAAATGATTATCCTGGAAGTATTTGATGAAGAAATCAAATTCCAAAGTTCCTGCCTGAGACTGGAGTGAGAGCAGGCTCTTTTTGTAGACCACATACTCCAGATTATCTAACATATAAGTAGGAATCTCATAGACATTATATGGTGCAGAGGCCTCAAAGGTGGCGTAGTTTCGTGACCATAAGGGAGCGTGATAAGACAATTTAGTTACAGCCTCATCAGTCGCAATTTTTAACTGTAAAGGAGATAGCTCTACCCTCACCACAGGATGCCCAAGCTTGGCCAGAACATAGTCCTTAACGGTGTCATCAAAACTAGTAAACTCTACTCCATCTACAAGCGTATTTTTATTTAGCTTACTAGGATCTATATCCCCTGGAGCGGAGCTTGTATCCGTAATCCGATTACCACCATAGGTACCAAAAGAAGTTCCGTAAGATGTAACTCTTGGTCTAACAGGTCCGAAGGTATCTGTAAACGCCATAATAAAAAGCCCTCTATCTTATATACCCTAGAATGCAGAAAAGACTGAGAGCTTTTTATGTCTCTCAGTCTTTTCTTTTATCAGTCTAGCTGATTATTACTTATAACCAGTTACCGTGGTTGTACCGATCTTCTGGACTCTAGCGAATGGCGAGAGCAGCCAGTTAGCATTAGGACCAACCACTCTAATGATTCTATAGAATCTATGAGCAGGAGTGATAGCAGCCTTGCCATAACGAGTCAGGATACCCTTCCTGGGTTGGAAGTTATCAGGATCCGTGATAGTAGGCAGTTGCTGTAGCGGAATGTACGGAGCGTAGACAAAGCCTGCGTCCATAGCATTCGAGCCCTTGTAACCCAAAAGGATTTCGTCCTCAGGCCACAGGGGGTCAACATACAGGTCATACTTGCCAGCGAACTTGCCCTTGTACTGCACCTTGGTGCCCATGTTAGTTGGGGCATCCGCTGGAGCAATTCCTCCCTCTAGCTTGGCAGAGCTTTCTAGGAAGCTAGCCATCAGAGGTGAGGTGATCATCACAGTACCAGGACCTCTATGAGTTGTTCTGTAGATATCCTGTGAGGCAATGTTCATTGTTGCCAGCAGGTTACCATACAACTCACCGATGTGACGAGGATTGAAATCAGCCAAGCCAGCATTCGCACCCGTTGTTGCAGTAAAGTCCACGAGGAACACATTCGAATCAATAGCAGTTTGAAGCTCTTTAAGCTCATCTGCTTGTTCGTAGGTGAAGGCACTCGGAGTGAAATCAGGCGTACCGCCCGTCCCAGTCTCATTAACTCCCTGGAAAACACCCTTTGTGTTTCCGAAAGCGTTAGGATTCCCGTTATCCAGAGACTCAGCTTTCCAGTTACCCAAGGTATTAGCACCATTGAAACCGTAAGCAATCATGCGAAGATCTTCAAGGATCTCGCGGTCAATCTCCAAGGAAAGTTCCTTACTAAGAAGATCGGTCAGCTCACGCTCAAGATCAAGGTTATGATAAGCCTTGAGGTCCTGAGAAGCTTCAATCGTCCACAGGGCTCTCATCTTGCGAGTGTTAGCCACAACTGCCTGTTGCTGGATGTGGAACTGAATTTCTGGAATACCAGTAAGGTTCAGTTGCTCACCACCAGAAACCGTCCAACCCATCGTCGTATTGGTATGAGGCCAAGAAGCGATCTTGCCACCAAACGTCGAGCTAGGTCCACCAGCGTTAGCGGACACGACACCAGAAGTACTAAGCCTTGAAAGCGTACCATCAAGATCCATACCAGAACCCGCGCCAGCGGCACCCGCGAACTGGCCAGTACCCCAACCTTGATCAGGATCAAACCCACCAGCAACAGTTTGTTCGGCAATGTCTGACCTAGAACCAATAGCTTCGTTGTTGAGACCACGGTAGGTCAGCTTATACTTGCTGTACACAACCTGTTGGGTTGTGTTATGGAACCTACTATTACCAAGATAAAAGATCTGGCTAACTGGGCCTTGCATGGGCTGAACACCAACAATATTGTTGGCAACCAACTCAGGGTAAACCCTACGAACAAGCGGGAAAGCGAACTTCTGGAAGGTTCCCAAATGACCGACAGTTGTTGAACCCGTTGTAACACCGCCACTCTCCTGGAGTTTTTCAGACACAATTTGCTTGGCCTGATTCTCAAGAAGCTGCGCCGTTACACGACGAGTATAATCGTTGTCGATGCCTTCTAGAATTGGTTCCCACTTTTGGACTAAACTATTTGAACCACCTAAACTATCCATATTACTGCCTCCTTAAGGCATAAACTTCATAACATCTTCGGTTAAGAACTCGTTATCTCCAGTTCTTTGTACATTTACATTATTTTCGGAAACAACCAGGGCCTTCTCAGAAGACTTGAATGGCTTCTTATTGGACTCTTCCAAAGTTTCCACGACTTTCTCTAGCTGGCTATTAGCCTCAACCAAAGAATTCCTCTCTTCGTCAAGCATGTCTGTCTTATCTGATAAGGCAGAAATAACTGCTTGCATCTTACTGTTCTCTTTAAGGACTCTATCAAGCTCGTTGCTAAGAAGTCCCATCTCGCCTTCCAATTCCTTGGACTCGTTTGCCAGGATCTTAATGGCGGAATCCTCGTCATCCTTGTCGAGTTCCACTGCCATGATCGACTTAACGGTCTCAAAGAGTTGGGCGTTATGGAAAGTATCATTTTCTAGCTCCAGCTCTTTGACAGCTTGCTCCTTAAGAGTATCGATATTCGCACGAACGAAGGAGGTAACTCTAGCCTCAAGAAGCTTAACCTTTTCCTCTACCTGTTCGTTTATAACATCTTGCATGAGTCCAGTAATCTCTTTGACTGCTGACTCCGATAAACCCTCAGGGAGGATTTGATCTAGTGTTTTCTTCTTCTTTTTACGCATAAAGATTCTCCTTGTATCTTATTAATATTTATACTTTTATGAAAAATATACCAATTTTTTTTAATTTTATGTAAGTTTAGCCTTTCGGTTGTTTAGCGACAATTATTGGCGGCTTCGATGTCGGCCTTCGCTTCTTCGGCAACTGCTTCTCGGGCTTAGGCTTAGACTCGGGCTTAGGCTTAGACTCGGGCTTAGGCGCAGCCTCCTCGCCACCCCCGTTACCGCCGTTGAAGAGAGCGGTCATGCCAAAAGGGACAACCTTTTTAGCTTCTCTTAGCCTTCTAGCAACCTCAGCCTTAATATCCTCAAGGGTCAGATCTCCGCCTAATCTCCTGGCAACCTCAGCTTTGATATCCTCGGAGCTAACACCCTCGTAATAAACCTTTGCCTTCTTAACCTTTTTCTTCTTTTTACCTTCTTGCACAGTGGGTTGCCCCTTTACTGCTGTCATCATAGCCTTAAACCACTTGTGAGATGGATCATCATTAGAACCCCTCTTCATAATATCATCAACGCTAGGATAGCCTCTGGCCTTCATAACAGAATCATAGTCTGGGTTAACCGTGTTACTCTTCTGTCTAGCAGGAGGAGTAGGAGATCTATAATCCTTGGCCGAATAAACCTCGTTAAGAGAACCAAGCTTGTCCTTCAACATAGTAACAAAGACTTGCTCCCCTAACGCCTTCTTATAGGCATCGTCAACAAACTTGCGAGTCTCCAGGGCACTTTGCTTGGACTCGTAAAGATCAGGGTATGCGCCACGAGTAGAAGGATCTGCTACAAGATCAAAGGTAACCATCTTGTAGTCATCGTTAACAAACTTTACCTTTTGCATGGTATCTTCTGACAGAGTTCCAACGCCTCTGCTTGAAATTCCAATCTTAACGCCACCTTCAATAAGGGCTTGAGCTACCTTACCTGCTGGAGTGCCCAAGATTCTAGCCTCACCAATTACATCACCACCCTTCATGTACAATCCTGTTACAAGATGGGAAGCATTAGAAAGCTTAACTATGTCATGACTAGGATGATCCAACTCACCACAGAGGCGGTTCTCCTTAATCATAGGCTGAAGAGCTTTAACTTGCGTCTCAAGGATAGCCTTAGGATAAATTCTCTTGTTGTTATTGGCTTCATCCGCTCTTTGGAATACGCCTCTAATCTTCATCCCTTGAGGAGATGTAGACTCAGAAAGAATTTCTATGTTCTCTAAAATACGAATATCATTTAGCAGCATGTTTCTTACCCTTTTTTCTACTCTTCCAGTATTTACCACCAGTAAATTTCTTAGTCTTTTGCCCACCATGCCTAGCCATAGTACGCACAGCATATCCCTTTACCTCAGGCCAAGAAGCCCCAGGCGTGGCCGATCCAGGGGTGAATCCCTTAGCAANCTTTGACCCTACTTGTGATGCCTTATCTTTTCCCCACTTCTTATGGGTAGTAACATAAAGCCTTCCCGCTTTCTTGGTTGAAAATACCTGACCCATATAACTTTTATTGAGAGCATCTTTTATGGTGTCATAAACCTTAACTCTCGATTTTTGAGCCTTGGTCTTCTTATCCTTCTTGGCTTCAGTTATTAGATCAAATAGTTCCATTATCCAGATCCCTCAGAACTGCCTCAATCGTTTCTGCGACAGGCTTCCTCTCTCTCCGCACCTTCTTACGCACCTTCTTACGCACCTTCTTACGCGCCTTTCTCTGAACAGGGCAAGCCTGATTAACTCCAAGATGCCCCACCTTGGTAGCCCCAGAAGATAACCCAGCCCCAGCGGTCATACCCATCTCACTGATCAAGCCCTTAGTCTCCTCCAATAGGGAGCATAGACGAGAAAGAAGTATTTCTAATCTATCCCCAGAGTCCTCCCCTAAAGGAGCTGCTGCCCTAACCTGTTCCTGCTCAACCTCAGATTCCTTACCCTCGACAAGCGAAGTTACAAAATCATCAGGAACCTGGACATTTGATATATCAAGTTGCCCAGGAGAGGGGGTAGGCATAGAATCAAAAGAAGGAGAATTATCGAACGACTGAGAACCTTGAGGGGGCGCACTTTGCGTTTGCCCCTCGTTCAGTATTGATTCCGCAAAGTCCCCTATTGAAACATTAGGGAGATTGCTGGACATCAATCACTCTTCCTCAACCCATTCCCACTCTTCGTCATCGGAATCCTCTTCAACTACCTCAGCGTTAGGATCTTCATTTACTAAACTCTCTTCAATAACGTCCATAATCGTCAGGACACTATCAAGATGCTCAACGATCTGTTCGTCAGAGATAGGCTCAGTAAGCTCGCTTAGGCACAGAGGGCAAGAATGAGGCTCTACCTCTTGTGCGGGTGCCTGAGGTTCATTAGCCTCATGAATAACTTCGTTACCTGTCTCATCGACAACCTTAAAACCAGCTTTCTCCCAGCTTGAACCTTCCATTAAGGCCTTAGCAATATTTGGATCAATATCCTTGTACATAATTAAACTCCTGTATTTCTAGAAATATGTATGAGACTACCTCGGTAATTCTCATATTTATTTAGCTTTGTAATAGAACAAATGAAAATAAAATTTATTTTTTGTTACCCTCCCGACCATACTG